TTATTTGAAATTGAATATCTCTTGTAAATCACTAACACCTTCACGCAACTCTTTAACTTTCTCTGTTATGTTAGACATTAATCTCTTACATTCTATAGTTAGTTCTACTATATCACTAAACATTTCTTCTCTTTCAGCACCACGCTGTTCAGGAAAATGAATATTAATATCTTCATCAGGATCGATGTTATTCAAATTGAATCTATAATAAGGTAATAATTGAGAACCGATTAAAACATAAAGTCGGTTCATTTTTTCTTTCAAATCAGTATAATCTTTCACAACATTAGTTATAGCATTATCTTTATTTTTGAAGGTACACCCTACAATCCTTGCCTTAAATATATCATTGCCGACTAATTCAAGTGAAGTATCCATTGATTCAATTAATTCCCGCATACTGAGATAAGTTGATGCTAAATGTTTAATGCAGAAATCTTCTTGATGATTATCAGTGCTATGTATAAAAAATTGAGTTCTATTATCAATTATAAAAAGCAATTGTTGCTGCTTTTGTAAAGAAGATAACAGAACCATATCTTTATGTAGAATATCTATAGCGAAATTACTCGCATTTTTATAACGCTCTTGTACTAAATAATTTTTAGCATACCAAAATGCAAAAATTGCGACTAAAAAAGATAGCACTGTAGATATAGAGGAAATCCAATCTGTTATTTTTATTCCGTCATAAATTGTGGGATAAAAGTCATTCATACATACTAAAAATATTATAAGTAATAATATAAAACAACTTGAAGTGATATATATCCGCATATGAATTCCTACAAAAGAAAATTAAATAGTAAATCCCATTTTTTCTCAACTACCACCAATCAAGATTATAAGTACTTTCCAAACTTGATCAAGCGGTATAGCTGGTAGTAACACTCCACATAGTGCTAACAGCGGTATCACTACATAGTTGTAAAAGACAATGAATGTTAGTACCCAACCAAGCCCCTGACGCCATGTAAAACCTTTACGAGTTTCTTCAAGCGTGATCTCATTCTGTTCATGGCTGTTCTTTGCATCTAAATCTGCCTTACTCTGCTCCTTCTTCTGGAAGAAACCAAAACCTGTTTTAATCAATTCAATGATTGCTGTAATTCCTATCATTCTATAATTCCCATTGCATATACCCAGAAATGTTTACCCTTAACGAATAGCTTTTTAGTGTCGATAACGTACACATCAAACTGTAAACCACTATCGAGTAGTTCCCATTTAAGTACTTCACCTACTTTTAAATCCTGCGACTTTTCAAAACACGCATTCATAAAACTATCAATATGATAATCAGTTTCTTTGATTATTTTTTTAAACTTTTTGGCAAGAAAGATTACATTAATAGGCATACTATTTCCATCTGGAATAAGTCCATTGATTCTAATATCACTTGTGAGTTCACCATAATGTTTTTCAAAATCCATATTAATTCCTTTTAATAATAAACGATCCTTGAATTCCCGATATCATAAGGCGTACACCATCATTAGCTTCTTGGTAGAAGTCATAGATGATCTTACGGCGTTTAGATTCACGTAATCCAATTACACGTTTTGTTTTTGTCTTTGTATCTTTTTTAGTAGTATCAATTAATCTTTGCTTACCGTTTTTACCCTTAACTATTTTATAGCGACCACTCGCAAGATTCTTTTTCAACCCTGCAATGTTGCCTTGTGCAGATAGTCGTGCTGCACTTGTCGGTACTATTTTATCAATAGCTTTTTCTTTTACGAAAACATCGTATAAGTACTTGACCTGTAGATCCTTAACAAGTATTGATGTAGTAACACCTGTACCTGATTTTTTATAAAGGAATAGTATTGACCGTTGTGTAAAGGTAACTGCACCCCGATCTACCGATTTATTCATATCTGCTTGCATCTTCTGTGCTAATGCTCTTGAACGATTAATTATTTCTTTTTGGAAGTCCTGCTTTAGCTTCACTCCCTGTGATTTTATATATTGTTGAGCACCGCTAACATCTATTCTACTTGCCATATATTTACCTTAATTTAACCATGATAGTATTTCCTGAAGTATTCCCCTTAGTCTGGTCTTAGATTCACCGGTAGGTAGTCTACACTTCTGCATTACTGCTAAATTAATAATATTAGGCTTTAGCCCTTCTGTTACGATAATTGCAGTTTCTATATATGAAGTTTCTGCCATTGAAGCGAATCCCCATAAGATGGTTTTCTTGTACTCCATACCCTCTTCAATCATTCTATTAACTACTTTGCTGCTTTAGGTGTACCCTCTCCATCCGTTTTCTTTTGAAGTAGATTTGATCTTATTAGCTGTTTTAACCCGCTGGTAAATTTGTTTCATTCCATAATACACCATACCCGTTTCAGGGAATTCAATCATATAAACAAAACCAGCATAGCTTCCATCTAATAGTACATCTTCACTCCAATCTTCTGAATAACTCCATTCCATATAAATACTTCCATAATAATTAACTTATAGGAATATTTATGGAATTAGCAGACAGATTAAAACAATATGAAGGTACTAAACAGTATCAACAAAGTCGGGGTATGTTTAGGAATGATAAGTTCTATCAGTACTATGATAGTCTTGGTAAACCTACCATTGGGTACGGACACCTTTTAACTAATAGTGAAGTATATCCATATGGGATTAGTGAAGATAAGGCTAACGCATTACTTAACCAAGACATTAAAATTGCACGTATGCAGTACTACAAATTAGAATTAGACCTTCCTCAAGACTGGCAAGATTTTATGATTATCATGATCTTTCAGTTAGGGTATGCCGGTGTACTTAAGTTTAAGAAGATGATTGCAGCACTGAAAGCCAAAGACTACAAAGAAGCAATTAAACAAGCTAAAGATTCACTATGGTATAAGCAAACTCCAAACCGTCTAAATCAGATGATTGAAGTACTAACCAACAAATAAAATAAGGGGCATTATGCCCCTTACTCATTTTACTTTTTCAAGAATTGTTAGAATTCTCTCGATTTTCAAATCCAATTGATGGATCTGCGTTCCGAGTGATTTTAATGTTTCCTTCATTTCATCCTGTTCTTCTTCTAATCTACTTAAAGTACTTTCTTGTACTAATATTTTAGATTCCAGTGTAGAGACACGATCTGTTAGTTCTTTGTTGTCACCGCCCTTATCACGGAATATTGCCCATATTAGGGCACCCCCCGCAAAAATTGCAGAAATCATTGCCCACACATCCATTTTTAAAACCTCATATTTCTTATTATTATTTTGTACTGCTTTATTATTTAGTAACCGGTGAAACTTGCAAGTGCTATATTTAATCCATTATTACCCATAGCAGTACTATATGGTTTTTGTTTACTATTAACATATTGCAAAGTAAATGAAGTACTATTATTCCTGCGAATTAACAAACCAGAATAACCAGTTGCAGTACCATCATCTGATATATTGCCCGGACACTGACTAATGCAAACCCACGGATTAGCAAAGGATGTATTTAGTGTTAGGGCACTACTTAAATCATATCCTGCCGGTACTGAAAAGAATCCCTGAATACGGGGCATACTGCCAGCACTTGCAGCACTCCAGATTAATTGACCACCAGCATCATAAACATCAAGATAACCAGATGAGATACCGTTAGTGTTACTCGATATCATAAAGCGACCACTATTCGCCTCATAGAGACTTGCACCGGCAAAGCAGTACCTACCATCATTCTGTATTTGGAACCAACGTAAACCCTGATCAGGGAAGAAGTTATCTTGAAGAAAACCCAATGTAGAGCCGTTACCGAATGCACTGTTGATTAGATAGAAACCCGTGTCTGATAAGTTACCCATTGCCTTTAGTTGGCTGGTTACTACTGATTTATTATTAGAGTCGATAGTAAGAGCACCGGCAGAATTGTATACCTGAAAACCTGACATAATGCCCCCTTAGAGTGTGTTGTATGAATAAACGTCAAATACTAAACTTTGTGCATAAGCACCGCCTGTAGGTAGGTACTGAACCGAAAATGAATCATTATTTGGTATGCAGTAAAATTCATTGTAGTACTGGTTAGATCTTAGTATTGCTAACCATCCTGTAGTACGCATACCCCCGAATCCTACATTCCATGAGTTTGTACCGGAGGTAATATTCAAACCTACCGAACCCATATACCTCATATTGTAGTCACCAATATCTACTACCATTGTCCCGCCAGCATCCCAGCATTGTAATCCTTGTGCCATTATTAAATCCTTTTAAAAACGGGGTAGAAGTACTACCCCATAGATATTTATTACCATAGTCCCATACGGACACGTAGAGTACCGTTATTGTCATATATTAATATTTGGTTATTGTTGATTGTCATACGTCCGTTATTCTGTCCATTGATATAGAAAGAACCATCTTTGTTTATCTGCCATCCTGAAGTATTAGGATTGTAGTTATTACTCTGAATAGTATTACCAATCTTAGCGTTAGTAATTTCACCATCAATTATTTTTGCAGCGTTAATACTTGCATTTGCAATCTTAGAGTTAGTCACAGAAAGATCAGCTATATATGCTGAACCTATACTACCAGTTTGAATAATCGCATTGTTTAAGTATGTAGTACCATTAACAATTGCAAATGGTGCAACACTACCCGCTGTAGCTCCTGTACTTGGTGATACTAATAGTTTATCGGCAACAAAGTAGATAGCACTGTTAGTACTTGCACCCTGTGATGCTACCAAGCGAATACCGGCTACAGTACCGTTGGCATTAACTGATAATGAATAACTTGCATCTACTGTACTCTTATCAGCTTTAGCAGTACTTAATGTATTAACTGATGCAGTATTGCTATCAACTGTAGATTTCAACTGTATAATCTGTGTAGTAGTTGCTGACGCATTATCTACTACTGTCTGATTAAGAGTTGTAATCTTAGCCGTATTATCATTTATATTGTTCTGCAATACTGATACTTGTGTATTAGTATAATCTGTACTTTCATTAACTGCCTGAGATAAAATATCATCTAATTTATTACTTAGATCAATTACCTCTTCAATACCTGCGGCATCTTCTGCTGTGAATTGATACTTAGAATTAATCTGTACTGTTACTTCTGGTGAATACTGAATTCCATCAGTACCGAATACGTCAAAAAGACCCATCTTAACCTGATATGTTCCATCTACAATATTTGGAATACTATCAAATTCAGGTTTATTACTTGTGAATGTCTGTACTGTCTGACCACTGGTAATTTGAATAATTGCACCTTCATAATCTGGTTCTGTTGATGCTGTCCAGCTTGCGAACAAGTTACCAAAACCACCAGTAAATTTAGTACTAGTAACAAGCTTACATTGTAGGTTTTGTACGGTAATCTGTACTTCCTGCCCATATGTACCAGTAGTAAATCCCTGTGCGTAAATCCCAATAGTCGGTTTACGAATCTTGCGAGTATTCATTACTAAGGTGTAATTGAATTCAGGACTCTGTGTGTAGAATGTATCTACTAATGTAGTACCGTCATATATTTTAACAACGTAATATTTAAAATAGCTGCTAAATGCACGACCGTTAACAATCAAGTTTTTCTGATCATCCCATCTTAGATAGAAGTTTGATTGATTGGTGATGTACTGTGTATCAGTTTGGTTAACTAAAACAAGTCCAGTAATTGAAGGTAATGCGAAATTATAACTTGGTACTAATCCTGTTAACGTCAATCGAGTACTGACTAATCCAATATTAGAATATGCCTCAACACCAAAATCATATTGTGCGGTATCTGATAATCCAAACAATTCATAATCAGTTTTCTGTGGTGAAGTCTGTCCGGCATATGTCCAGACACTGGCTGAACTAAGCTTGTAGTACACGTAATAACCGCGTAGATAAGGATCCACTGATGCAGTCCAAGACAGATCAACAATAGAACCTGATGTAATGTTACCCTTACGTGAAACCTGAAGATTACTTGGTGGAATTACCTGTAATTGTGGGAAGTTGATTACCCCACTCGGCGACCATATGCCCGGATCTACCCCATCATACATAGCATCAGGTGCTTCTACTGCGGTGATGGTTACATAACCTATGTCTTCCTGTGTGGTAGATACTTCCTTGGAAAGTACTTTGAACTTACCACTGATAGCCATCTCAGTATTTGACACTGTAATTGTATCCCATACCTTTAGATCCCAACCTTCACTTGTAGTAAAGCTGATAGTGCGTAAGGCGTACTTAGCCTTAAGAACGTCCACGTTTGCCATCTTCGCAATTACATCTTGATCGTATGACCACGTGTAATCACGGCTTAGTGCTATCACCTGCCCATCGGTGCGTACTGCTTCATCAGTTGTAATATCACTTGGTATGCGTACCACGTCGGTAGCGTACATTGATGAAGGGTTAGTATACTTGCAGTCTACAACGTTGAAATAATCGGTACTGCCTGATGTTGAAATCTGTACTGAACCCATCATATTACTTTCAGAGAATGATTGTACGGAAATGGTTTTACGGTCAGTAGTCATACAGATTTGCCCTGCGTGAACATACATAATACCGCCGAATGATTGACAAATATTTTCAATATTATCTTTGAAAGTACTTGAATAACTAATAGCACCGTTTGCGTAGTACTGCATTGCATCACAATATGCTGCTGTTTCCATAAACGTATCAAGGTTAATCAATGATGGATCAATTGCCATTCCGTATACTGCATTAGTCAAATAGTCATAAATTATTGATGGTGGATTACTTGAAGCAATACTTGTACCACTGACTAAATCTAAAATAACCTGCCCTTTCATTTCACAAGTTAATGCGAATTGGTCATTCACCAGAATGTTATTAGATAGACTATCTTGTGTTTTCTTGATAACAGCACTGATACTGACAATGCCCTTACCAAGAAATGCATTAGTCCATTTTGTACCGGCGTATTGTGAAGCTAATGTTTTAGTACTTGTATAATCACCACCAAAACGAACTTCTAATTGAAGATACGGACGGTACTTAGTTGAAATACTTGCCGCTGGTACAACACCATCTGATGTAATCGGTAGTGCTAATACTGGTTCATTATCAATGTAGATTTGATTGATGAATTTAGATGTACCGGTATAGGCTACTGCCTGTTCACTGAATAAGTACTGTGATGAACTATCTGGCACGTTGTACCAGCTCACGATAGAACCCGTTAGAACGAATGATCCACCGTCTATACCGTTCTTATGTGGGTACTGACCGCCATAGATAACTGGTAGGCCAGTAGTGGGTGATGTACTGCGTGATAGTGAGTCTGATACATCTCCATATGCAGACGCCCCGATCTGACTCATCATTGATGTCGCTACTAATGAAGCCGCTCCTGCTGCCGCACCCCAACCTATAGCCGCTAATGCTGTACCACCTGAAAAGTATACTGCTGCTGCTACGATTACTGCGGTGATTACGGCACCAAAGAAACCGCCTAAACTTTTACCCATATTACTGTTTCCTTACTCTATAGTATTTTCCTTTAGTTGGTTTATGTTGAAGTTCAAAACCGGTGTGATCTTGATTTACACCGAGTACACGACCTGATGCTACTAATGCCATAATTAGTGGATTGTCTGGATCTAACCAGATATCTCCATCAATTGTGTGTTGTACTTCATCACAATAGGCTTCAACTATTTCGCCTGTATGATTCCAACCTTCTTTATTAAGTCCTGCTATACCCTCTTTAACAGTCGTATATTCACGTTCAGCTAAAGTAGTTGTACCGTTAATGAGATCTATCATTCTTAGTACTATTAGGTTGCAATCGTTAGTACCGAATTCATACGGATTATCAATTGCATCTTGTATGATTTTTATGATTTTATTTTGCATATTATTTGTACTTCCAATCCTGATTTTGGTTTACCTGTCCTAATAATGAGAAATACGCATCACCTGAATATATTGATTGATAAACTGAGTTAGCGGCTATTAGTGCAGGTTGTCTATCGAGTTTCTTATATACACTATTAACATAGATAGTCATTTCATTAGTAGGTGCATTGGGATCTGCTACGGCCTGCACGTAGTCAATAAACCCACTAAACATAAGCATTGAATATAATACGGTACTGTCATATGGGTTAAGAATCACAAGTTTGATATTCATCTTTGCGTTCTTTAGAAAACCACCTAATGCCAATGCACGTACTGATGTATTCACATTACTTACTTTAAAATTTACTGCGTCATTACTGATACCCTTTGTCTCTGCATATGATGGTAGTGAACCACTAATAATATCTGGAAAGCTTATGTACTGATTACCATCAAGGGAAATATCAATTAGTGAATCAGTCCAATGAAATCCATTTGTACCATTTGGTAGTACATCAAAGCAGGTAACGTTAACGCCAAGACTCATTACATCCATTACAGTTAAACGAGTTTTCGTTACACCACGAACTAAAGCATAGTACTTTAATAGTTGTGGATTAGTTAATACTGAATCATCCATTATACAATGTTCTCCGTTGCCTTAAGATTAAGTGTCATTAAGTTACCTACAGGCATTGTATAATCATTATCTGGATCTAATACTGCTTCTACTATTAGATTGTCATAACGGATAATTTCACTGGTCTGTACTGTATTTTGTAGTACAGGAAAAATAGTTAGGGATGTTGCAGTACGATCAATAATCTTATATAGCTTATTATGGTTACTGAATTGAATCATTTCACCTATTGCCATTTGATTACTATTAGTAGTGATTACACGTGTACCTTTTGCCGCTGGTGCCGTTGCAGTTAATGCACCCGCTTGTTGTCCGTGATATACACCAGCTACACCGAGTGTAACGGTAAATGGTTTACCCTGTGAGTACTGAGCAAGGAATGCATTCACTTCACTAAGACTTGTAGGATTGAAATTTAGTGTTAGACCGATTTGATAGTACTGAATACCGGTACTACGTATAATACGTTGACCTGTCCAAGATTGATTACTATACATAGGTTCAACTGATTTTAATTGAAAGTTTGTAACCTTCACATTATTTGAAAAACTTGCCATAAAATACCTCTTTAGTTTTTATATGGTATTTATAAAAATAAAGGGGCATAAAGCCCCCTTTTTATGTATTACGTTTTTGACTTGATCTAACGGCCTGAGTAACACTATTAGCGTGTTTCTTTAGCATCTCATTGAATTTAGCATCATCACCAGCTACATCACCTTGTACTAACAATGGTGCGTTAACAGTAATATCACCTGCGTTTGATTGTCCTGAACTTTGCTTATCAAGAAATTTAGTTAATTTCGTATTAGCTTCTGGTTGTACTACACGTTCACCAGCTTTAAGTACAAAAGACTTATTATCAAGGCTTGATGGTAATTCATCTACCCCGCCGTGGAATTGCCCATTACTTTTTGAAGCACCTTTAGCAGTACTGATAATGTTCATACCTAATGATAGTACTTGAGCATATGCAGCAAGTGACGCAGGGAATGGTGTTGCTAATGCCTGTGCAAGTGCTGACTGAATACTCAGTACCGTTTGTGCCATACTGATACCTTTACTGATGGCAAAAGCGGCTTGTGCGGCTCCTGATGACTCACCAAACGCAGCAACCATACCATCACTTAGGGATGTTGCGGCTTTACTGAATACGGTTAATTGATTCTGTGCATTCTGGTTAGCAATATCAATTGCCTGTGCATTGTACTTCGCAGTAATTTCAGCTTTGCGTTTTTCGTAATCTTCGTGACCTTTAAGCAATAGATCATTCTGTGCAAGTTCTGCGTTCATTGCATCAGTATTATCTTTCTGTTTCTGATCAGTATTATCAAATGCAAATGGATTATCACCATTAATACGTTGATTCTGCTGTTGAGCAAGAAAGCCGGTTTGCTGTGAATTCAGATTACCATTCTGTAATAGATTATTAGTATCCTTTAAACCCTGATTAGGATCCTGATAACCAATCATCCCATTAACCATGTCAGTACGTTTAGCTGCACTTGATAGTTGTTGTTGAGATAATAGGCTTGTTATCTTATCTTGAGATAGACCAAGTGTTTTAGCTGACTTCTGAATACTTAGTACTAATTCATGTTGCTGTCTATCGAACTCTGCAAGCTGACGGGCATTACTATCAATAGTCATATCACTAATAGCTTTATTCAAAGATGCCTGTGCGGTGATACGATCTGCGGCTTGTTTCTTTGCTGCGGCTGTTGCTTTATCTGCTGCTGATTTCGCGGCTGCTTCAGCTTTCTTTTGTGCTGCTGCGGCTTCTTGTGCTTGTTTCTCTTTATTAACCCATCCATCTTTAGGAGTAGTATTTTTAGTACCGGTATTGTTATTAACAAAGTTCAATAGGTCTGAAGCGTTTTTATCTAATGTCGCAGTAGCATTAATTGAATAACCTACTTCGCCAACACCATCAAGTTTACGTAAACCTTTAGCTATAGCAGTATCACCACCATAATAGAATTCACGCATCATATCCATGAAACTGTTGTTAGTCCATTTATCACCATTCATTACAGCAAGAATCTTATTAAGTTCTTCTACTGTTGGTGTTAATGCGTTAGCTTTCCAAAGTTGGAATGAAGTACTTAATGTGGTTACGGTCTTATCAAATTCTTGGTACTTCTTGGCGTTCTCTTCGGTTAACTGAGCATGAGTACTATATATTGCATTCATTAGGTCTGTAGCGTTACTGTACTGCTGCATTACATCGACAAGTTTAGAACCATCAGATCCCATTGTTTCTAACATATTGGTAATTTCTGCGGTACTTTTACCTGCTGCTTTCATATCATAAAACGCAGTAGCTAATGCCTTAATACCACCATCAGCTTGATTAAGATATTTGTTAAAATCCTTTAGATTTAAACCGTATGCTTTCATATCTTCTGCTGGGCCGGATCCATCGCGGAATGCATCTCCGAGATGATCGAGCACGTCACGGTTAATATCACCGTATTTTTCTGTATCTAATCCTAAACCTTGAAATACGGTTTGTAATTGTTGTAATTCAGTTACTGTTAATCCTGATGATCTTGAAATCTCATTAAGTGATTTTACATAGTCATTGGACGCCATAACCATAGCTACAACACCACCAGTAACTAACCCAATACCACCAGCAAGGCCAGTTAATCCAACACCCAAACCACCTAATTTTGATGTTAGACTACTGAAACCATCACCCAATCCACCAAGTAATTCACCCGATGAATCAGAAAACTTTTCAATACTTTCTGATGCTGATTTAAGTGATCTGTTTAGACCACTTTCATCACCATCAATATCTACTCTAATTCTATTATTATTTGCCATTCTTTTTATTTCCTAATGCCTGTGCTTTTATAGCTTCACCAATTGTATGAATACTATTAGCTGTGTTTTCTATTTTCTTCCTTTCGAAATTCTCCGCACGTTCTTTAGTAGTAACATCAGGTTCAAGTACACCAAGGAAATCGAAATCAGCCGCTTTGAAAGATCTACGTGCCTCAGTAGTAAGATTTGGATTGTTCATTGTTTGGTTATACATCGCATTACAATGATAAAGCATATCAATGTGAGTACCGGATGGTTCTATATAAGAATCGTAGATCATAAGCATATTAAGTACTTCTTCATCTAATCCAAAGTACTCATCCGGTGATAAACCTCGCCTATTAACCATTTTACAAAAGTATCGTAAATGGTTATCACCTCTTACTTTTTTTCAACTTCATCAATTGGATCTGACTCAGTGAACAAATCACTAATAGCAGTATAAATTTTATTGATTAGTGTTGAGTCCATAACATTGATGTTAATACGCCCCTCAATATCTTCAAGAGAGAAAATAGGATCACCATTTTCATCTTTAACACAATGAAGTACTGTTTTTGGCATAGTATCGCAACTATTAATATCATTCAAAGTAGGACGATGAATGTAGATTGTTTCATCTTCAATCTCAAATGGTACAAGTTTTGGTTTTAATTTTTTCTTTAGATTTTCTAAATTCATTTTGTTCTCCAATAAAAAAGGGAAAGTAGATTGTCTACCTTCCCTTTATTTATTAGATTGTGTTTATGATTACGGTACTAATGGTAATAGACCTGAAGCAATTGCTGCACCATCTACTGCTAAGGTGAAAGTCTTAGTTACTACTTCGTCTTTATCGCCACCAATAGTAGTAGTAGAAACGAAACAGCTATACACGACATAGAAGCCAGTAGTATGTGTAGCGTCTTCATAATAGCTTAGGCGAATCTGACAACGTGTCTGATCATCTGCAAGTTGTTCCAATTTCTGATGTACTTCATTATCCGCAAGATAGTTAACTGCAAGGCTAATATCTGGAATGGATTTAGTACCCAATAGTTTACGATCATAAGCAGAATTAAAGGTTTTAACATTAATTACGGTACTTTCGAAACCGCTTGTAGTGAATGTATTAACTTCGGGTACTACTTCAAAATCAGTTGCAAGTACAGTACCGGCAGTACCAACTTCAACTTTAAGGTTAGCACCACTCATAATATCATATGACATATTTTTATATCCTTATATAAGTTATACGGGGATAGTCCTTACCCCCGATTGTATTTATTTATTATTCTTTATTTGTTCGATCTGAGCTTGAAGATCTAAGATCATTACATGGAGTTCTTTTATTGCTTCGGTATGATAGGCGGCTGATACACCAGCGACATTTAATGACTTGAAATCTTCAATTTTTGTACCATCAGAAAATTTACGCTCCCCTGAATTTATAACTGCTACGGGGCAATCTTTTTCAATGTCCTGTGCAATTAAACCAACCTCTGGCAAACCATCTTTCTTATCGTAAGTAACACCACGCCAACTTAAGACTGCATCAAGAGCATTAGGTACTAATTTAATATTGGTTTTATGACGCTCGTCCGAACCCGATATCCATGTACCATCACAAACGCCGTTACCGTTGTCATAGAAACCGAATGCGTGAAAAGAGCCATTCCATGTAACAATCCTACTTATCACGTTTGAGCCGTTATTGATTAAATCGAGTTGCATGTACTGTGTGCTATTAAAATAGATATTTGCAAAGTTATTGATTTGCCCACTTACCCCGGATGCAAGCTTTATAAAGCCAACTCCCGTGGTGGAGCTATTAACTGTACCTGTCATAGTGCCACCAGGTATTGGAAGTGCTCCAATGTTAGCAGGTGTAATAGCAAGTGCATTCCGTGCTGCTGATGCAGTAGTAGCACCTGTACCGCCATTAGCAATTGTCACTACCCCAGATACGTTAGTAGCGACTCCCGTAGTATTTCCCGTACCGCCACTGGTTAACGGCAATGCTGCTGTTAGTGCCAGTGAAGGTGCTGTAACTGCTGTAGAAAATGCTGCTGAACTTGCATCAATAGTTAACCATGCACCTGTATTGCTCTGTGTGTTGTTCACTACAAAGTTATTACCGGACGCTGTACCAAAGAATATCTGCCCTGCTGTAGTCTGTGCTCCGTAGAAGCTGTTAACCGCTCCGTTAGTACGGTTAGCATTGAAGCTTAAAGTACCACTACCAATACGTTCTACTGTGCCACTAACACTAACATTCCCAGAGAATGTACCAGTAGTAGCTGTTAATTGGTTAGTTACCAAGGCACCACGCATAGTAGCAATGCCTGTATCACCAGCAAAAGTAATAGTACTTGTTAATACACCTGCGGCATTACGGGCGTAAACCATATTGGAACCGCCACCAGTAGTATCATAATACATACTCATACCACTAAGTGTACGACCCCACGGATCGCCGCCAGAGGTTGTTAAACGTGCCGAGATATCACCGATTGAAATTTGTGATGTTGGTAAAGTACCATCAACCTGATCTAAACGGTTATATCCAGTATATGGACTAAAAGCATCTGAACGGCTTAACAGTTGTCGATATGTAATATTATTTTCACGACTCGTTACTGCTCCAGTAGTAGTTAATCCAGTAGAACCAGTTAATGTACCGCCAGTAATAGGCAATGCCATAGTACCGATATTACTACTTGATGCTACCTGTACCCAATCTGACCAAGTAGTACCAACAAGGCGTCTTGTCCAAGTGATATTAGCCGTAGTGAAAGTTAGCGATTGATATACTAATGTACCAGCACCCGTATTAATTACTGTTACAAGGGCACTCGCTGAATTACCTGTTCCTGTTGGTGAATTTACAAATGAACCATAATAGTTACCAGAAACAGTTACACTATTGAGATCAATACCCGTTGTTAAGTTTTGTGTACTGGTAGTGATAGATTCCCACGTTGTCCAAGTAGTAGTACCTGATACCGTAGTACCAGTCCGTATAAAATGACGATTTTGGTAGTTTGTTGAAGTTGCATTACAATGATAAATCTGAGTAATACTTACACCGCCAACACGAACTAATACTTCCATAGTGCCAGTAATCACTACTGGAATATTTGGTGCAACTGAAGTACAGGAATAGACACCTGCTGTAACGATAGTATTAACATCGGCATCACTAAAGGTTGTATAGATTGGTAACGCACCAACATCTGTAGCACTTGGTTTATTCAATGTTGTATAACTTTCTGCCCAAGGTGTCCAAGTAGTACCATTATATGTACGCTGGAAAGTACGGTTTGCCTGCGTACCAGTGGTAGCAGTTACATAAACTTGTAGATAGTTGCCTGATGCTGAGTGTGAATAATGGAAACACCATCCGCCAACGGTAATACCATCTGGTTTATTCAAAGTACTTGCATTACATGAATATGTGTTTGCTACTGTTAGAGCATTAAGATCTGCTGTATATTCCTTAGTTGCCTGATAGCCTGCTGGTTTCCAATCACCCCACGGTTTAGTAGTTGCATTCCATGATGCTGTAAGAGTACGGATCCATACGTAACCAGTAGTGGATGTGTACTTTTGCATACCACCATAATCACCACCACGAATTACTTCTAAAATACCACCTGATGCTTCTGGTAGATTGGCTGAAGCGTATCCCGCCGTTGCTGAAAACTGCCAGTAACCCACATAGGCATCTGTAATACCATAATCATTAATGTCTACTGCGGTTGTTACTGCCCCGTTATATGGAACTACTTTCAAGTTAATAGCGGCCTGTGCTGCTGTTGTAGCACCTGTACCGCCATTGGCGATAGGTAGAATACCGGTAACACCATGTGAGTTATTAGCAGTACCGTCAAATGCTACGGCTGTGGTACTGGCAAGATTAGTAACAAATGTACGTGAGGTTGTTAGTTTTGCTACAGTCCCATTTACGTTACCTGTACCACCTGAAGTAATAGGTAGTGCGGTAGTAAGCGAAAGACTACCTGCGTTAACTCCACCTGCGTTAGTAGTACCCGTTAATGTAGTTGCACCTGAAACGGTTAAAATACTGGCATTAATTGTACCTGCGGTTGTAGTACCGGTGAAGGTTTTGTTACCCGCAATGGATTGATTGCCAGTAAGTGCTACATAGGCTGCATCTGATTGTGTCACGGTATAGATACGTGTCCATGCTGTACTTGCGTTCTTAGCATAGATACCCAAGGCACCAGATTTAGTTACTGCGAATTCACATACCTGACCGTTGTCCGTCCAGCCAATGCCCATCATATCAGTGGATGAAGGATTTCCAGATTGTGCCGCTGGAATTTTAATAAAACTGTTACCAGTTGGGATATCAGGACTGTACTGATCAATATCAATACCATCAGACCCTACCCCAAAATCCCCTTCATATAAGGGTAGTCTTGCATTTGCTACCATACTTCTTGCGATCACCTGTGAATGTGTAAAGTTATAATTTTTTTGTACTACTGAATCTTTATCACCACTGAGTGAACTCGCAGATATATAGCCATTTACTATTGCATATGATATTTGTCTTGCTTCTTCATCAAAGTAATACACAAGTACTAATTGGAATTCAGTTTGATTTAATACTGCTTCATCTAAAAATTGATGTGATGGATCTGTTGCAATGTAATTAACTACAATGTTTAAATCTTCCATTGATTGATCAGATAGAAGCGTTGATACATAATCACTTGTATATGTATCGAATTTTGTTGTTTCCGAGTTTAACGAAAGTATAGGGAATGCAGCTAATTCATCGATCAATACATTATCAATTCCTTGTGGGCTGGTATTCCCTATGTCCGTGTTATAGTATAATTTGAAGTTATTACCTAAAATAATATCAGACATTTATGATTTCCTTATCTTGTTTTCTCCGCTACTTTGATATTTATAGTAAAAGATAAACTTACCGAACCAGTTGTAGGATCAGTGACAATATCACTCTGTTCATATGAGTAGGAAATAATAATTAAGCCAGCATCTTTAAATGCCTGTGCTTTTTCTGAATCGAAAGCACCGATAATTTGATCATAAGATACGCTTGGTGCAGTATTGCCCGATTCAGGTTTAGGACTTACTAAGTACTGAATAGCAAATGACCCTGTTTGTCTCTGATTACCGAAAGTAATACTTTCAAGTGAATAATCAAAAGCTATTTCACTGTATACATCGGCATCACGTGACACCTTAAGATTCTTAGATGCAGTTACTAATTGCTTCATTGTTTTACGTACTTGCTGTACTAATTGCATATTAGTAATCCTCTGCGAATGAAGATCCTTGTACTGTCCTGTAGTACACATCAACCATTCCCGAAAGATCATCAACGATGTTATATACTGTGTATTGTACTGAATCTATAATTAATATTGTGTTTAAGGCTACCCCTGCGACTGTTAGATCACTTTTTTTCATAGTTACATATGTTTCTGTACTTTCGATAAATCCACCAGCCGCTTCAATAGAAACGGGAAGTACTTCTACAATTCCTATAAAAGTACTTCCCGTAGAAGTTGTAATAGATTGACCGAAAGCATTTAGAAACACAGCACATTGTGTGTTAATAAATGCTCTCATTAGTTCTAATCCTTAAGCTGCAAGTTTCATTACGTAGAATGCTTCTTCATGAGCTACTGCCCAATCAATATAAGCAAAGGTACGTAGCATAATACCTTGTGAAGCACGTAGTGTAGTATCATCACGATCTACAGTTAGGCCACCCCAAGATGCAAGAATTACATTAGCAAAGTCACCAAAGATTACTTGTCCTGCTGCTACTTGTGTGGATTCAATAACACGTACTGAATCACATAGGAAAGCACCAAAGCGGAAACCTTCGATCATATACTTAGCTGCGGTATTCTCACCTACTAATGTACTACGCAATACTGCGGCGGTAGTTGGATGAACAATAGCTACTACTGAATCAATACGAATATTAGCTGCTGCAAGTTTAGCTAAGGCATCTTGAAAATCTTTCTGTGTAGGTGCTGCGGTCAAAGTACCGTTAGGTGCTGCTGCAACGACTTCATCAAGAATTAGTTTTTCAAGACGTAGACCTGCACCACGAACCATAGAATCCTGAACATAACGTTCTGCGGTATCTGCTGATTTGATAAGGGTACGAGTTAGCGGTACTGAACCAGAGAAAGTTTGTGGCTTCATCACAATACGTTCAAAGTTAGCATCTACTGAAGGACTATCAGCACCTTCCGCGATAATATCGAACATCTGGGTATAATCAGAAGATAGTTTAGGTAGTACTAAATTACCTTCACCTTCCAAACCAGAATAAGTTTGAATAGGTAGTTGTGCGAATACTGAATTAGCACGTAGAACATCAATATATGAATCAACATATACTTCTTTAACCAATGCACCACCACCAACAGTAGTAGATGTACGTAGTTGGTTTACTGGTACTTCAAGACGAGCACCTTCGAATGGTTTACCTTCGGCAGCCTGACGAATTAGACCATTGATTACTGATTTTTCCATTTTGTTATCCTTAACGTTAGGAGTTTTGTTATTTGTATTTAGTGAACGTTTGAAATCAGTAATTGAAATTCCATTTTCAATTGCATCTGATACATCCACATTTAGTACTAAACCGATTGAAGTAAGTTCTCGTTTACGTTCTTCTTCACCTGCATCTACTTCTGGTTCTTCCATTTCTGGATCAGATTCAGATTCAAGTTCACGTACATCTTCTACTTCACTTGGTTCATTACTATTTAATAGATCAGGCTCTACACCTTGTTGTAGTTTCTTTAATAGGTCTGGGCGTTTAGAAACTAATTCTTCTAATTCACCATCACTAAGTTCAATATTAGCCACACCACCATTTGAATCATTATCTACTTCTAATGTTTCTTTAATGTCGTATGCTTCATTATCTAAGCGGGTTTCTTCCATTCCCTCTTGTTCTTCCATGAGTCTTTCCTCTTCAATAGTATTCTCTGTACTATTTAGTGATTCATCCTCATGTGCTTCTGATAACTCTTCTGCGAAATTATCATCACCTAATGAACGTCCTATACCTACAGTTTCATCTGCTGGTACTGTCACAAGTGATATTTCATAGATTTCAAAGTTAGTAACAAAGATATTATTACCATCCATACGGTAATCATAAATGTTATAACCAATACTAACGTGTGAAAGAATACCTTCTTCAATCATTGACCACATTGCACTACCAAGGCCAACATTACTTATTTTGAGAGTTGCACGACCTACACGGTCAGAATCCATATGTGCTTCAACTACTGCACCAATTAGCTTATCTCTATCGTGATTAAAGAGTACTGCACCTTTATTATTCAAACGGGAAAGTTCAACATTCTCTTCACCACATAATAGAATTTCATAATATAGTTGCCCGTCAATCTCACGACTCACGGGAAGTTCACTACAAAATGCTACTTCGATAGTTCGAGAATCTGTATCAATCGCCCGTACTGGAATCGTTAGATCCCGTTTCTGGTTCTTTAGATTCAAATCCATTTGATTCTATTTCCTTATTTTGTTCTTGTTCCTTTTCTATTTCTTCCATCGTTACCCGTGGATCACCGCCCATTTCACTAATGATTTGTGTTTTAGATTTAAGTCCTGCATCCAATAGCATAATTTCAGCCTGTATATCCTTAGTAGGATCTAAGCTAATTGGTTTTACTGGAATGAAACGGCAGCAACTAAGATCATCGAAATCCGAAAAAGAAAGATTAAGACTACTGTTATTTATCATTTCATTCTTCAACCACTCAAGGTATATAGGCTTTAGCACTTTACTGATAAGTACATTAGTTCTTGTTCTGAAGGTTGTAGCCTGTAGGCGTTCTGCTAACTTAGCTGCTGAGAATGAAGCATCGGCAGTACTACCCATTAGGGATTGTTTAGTTACGTTTAAACCCATACTGATCTGATTCATTAGTTCATCAGTAAATTCACCAATACGATCTACACCTGCCTGTGGGTTAACAGTTTTAATATCTTGATTTTTACCAAGTTCAAATACTGCACCTGCTTCGAGATATTCGGTATAGGTGGCAATAGAATCATCTTCACCAGCAATTAGATCTACTTGGTCTGTATCATTATTATTATTAGTGATGTACGCAGTAGTTGATGCAGAAATACGTTTAGCTACTAATGCAGCCTCAGTAAAGTTTTTAATGTCTTCCATAGTTTTAGCAGTACTAATCATATCTGGAATACCACGTTCCTGACCCATTTGATCAGCAATGAAGTAATGATAGATTTCATTTGCCGGTACTACTTCAAATGCTGTTGCATCGTATGTATAGGTAATAGGATTGTAGATACAAAAGTTATAATTCACCGGACGATGGTTTTTATCAAACTCAATACCATTTGAAATGTAGTTACCATTATCTAACCATTGGTTATTAAGTTGAGTTAATCGGGCACCATCAAGTATTTCTAATTTCAAAGTACCGTTAATCTTATGCATACGAATGAAACATTCACCATCCTGTACACGGATCTTTTCAATAGTCTGTTGGAATATGTCGAAAGTCATTGAACCATCGAGACTAAAACGATCTGCATCATATGCCCAACGATCAAAACGTTTTTCAAGTAGTTGGCTTAGATTATGTAGTTCATCTTGATTCATATAATCAGCTACTGGACTTGGCTTAACGTAAACCCCTTCTGCACCGATAACACCATCAACTGAAAGATTCATATACTTTCGGCCTAATGGATTCTTTAGTACTGCCTCACGTGAAGCATTACGCCAGTCACTCAAGAACCAGCGGATCAAGTTGTTTAAGTTCTGTGAACCTGTGCCAGACGTGAAACCAAAATTAATCACCTGAGTACTCATACCACGCACGGCCTGTAGGTCACGCTTTAGAGTTTGTTGTGGTGTATCGAATAGTTTTGATTTAGGTTTAGATTTTCGTTTTTTCTTAATTGGTTCTGCTGGTTCTTGTTGTTTTTTATTCCAAAACATTATCGTGTACCCCATCTGTTAGGATAATTAGGATCACGAAAAACTGTTATACTCTTGAAAGGGCGACCATTGCCGTTAGCCGGTAAGTCATTCATCATTGCCCATAAAGCATTTGCACGTTTTATATAGCGTATACGCATGTTCTCAAGATTAGTTAGTGTTTCGCTAATCAAAGTTTTATTATTAATTGTTGTACTATAGACACCACCACCCATTACACGGTTTTCAATAACAGCATCAATTTCATTAATTAATGTGATTAGTTTTGAGTACTCACTTGTGTACTTAGTTGGATCTATTACTTCGCTTACAAAGTTAGTAACAGTTGCTCCCGAAATAGATACACAAAATAATTTATCTGAACCGCTTTCAATCTCAATCGTTAGAGTCATTACCTGTTCAATAGAATTAGTATTATTCAAAGTAATACTTTTACCGGTAGACAGATAATTAACTACTAAACTACTATTAGTTGGAATTGTTACGGATAAATCATATGGGTTTGTAGGTATATAGATCTTTTCTGGTAAAAGATTTGCCATTATTATTTCCTTATTTACCGAACCAGTTATTTCCCTTCCTTGGTTGTCGCGTTGATATTGCTTTCTTCGTAGGTTGTTGTACTGGTAAAGGTTTAGTTTCTTCTTTATTTATTAAAGTTGGTTGCACTTCCTCACGTGTTTCAGCTTTATGCATACGTAGTTTTCTATATGGTTGTGATGTACCTAATTTACTTACTGAGTATTCACGTGCAATTAAGCCATATACTAAACAGTCCAATGCTTCATTTCGTTTCTGCCCCTGCTTTAGTCTCCACTGCAATTTACCACCACGTGGTTTTAGTTCTTCGGCTGTTAGCTGTTCAAAGTAATCGTGTGGTAGTGAACTACTGAAATGTAAACGAGTAGGTGCTAATTCAGGGGTATCACTAAGCATATGGTTTAGTAATTGCCTGATAGTTGATTTCATTTCGTGTACGTTGAGTATTTGAAGTTTGTAACCTGCTTCTGTGGACTTCTTGAACAATGGGGATGTAGTACTACTGGAACCTTTGATCGAATGATACTTTGCCCAACGGACTGTAAAGCGTTTTACTGTATCTGTTGCGTTACCATTACTGCTATCGACAAATACCGCAAGCGTAGGTAGTACACGCCCTGTTACTGTCTTGAACGACTGTCTACAGTACTTATCAAGTTCATTCCATGCCGGTGCTTCAATCTTGGTACAATCGTGTGAGTAAAAGAATTCATGACCAAGTACCCATACATCCTTTTCACTAAATGCTATTACAGTAGCTTCCAATCGATCTAACTGCTGGTCTGCACTGATAGTAATACCAAGTGCCTCTTCAGGTATGTTGTGAATATTGAATGTATCATCACGTGTGTTTTCCAATGCAATAACATCTACTTCCTTTTGGTACTCATCTTCAAAGACTTCACCCAATTCATTGTTATAAAAAGTTTGAAGATTGAAACTATATAAAGCGTCTGCGTACTTGCCTACCATTTCTTCGATAGTATTAAGTGGTGAGTACATACGGCTGATTTGATAACCTACTACACCCTTTTCACCATTTGGATTAGTAGCAATCCATCGACCTGCGTTAACCATCTGGTGGCGTGTATGTTCATCAATATGTTCATTACAGTGTGGACACAATAATTTAGCAGTACTTGAATCAGGGATAGCACGGCCTTTATCAATTTGTTTAAACTGGAACTTAACTTGTTCCCATTCAAATTTGTATTCATGCCCGCACTTGTGAGTTACATACCAATATCTTTGATCACTAAGATTGAATTCAGCATTGATTAAATCATTCTTGAATAGTGGAGTACTGGCAAGTACAACTAATCCATCATCACCGAAAGTACTTGTACGTGCTTCTGCTAATTTAATGGGATTACCCTGAGCACCAATTTCCACCCCTGAAATTTCATCACATAGGATAGTAGCTAATGTTAATCCGCGTAGATTGTTTGGAGTATTAAGGTTAAGCCAGAATATGTTAGTACCATTCTTTAGTTCTGTTTGTTTAGCTGAGTTGGTAGCATTCTTATCTGCTTTATCTGTTATAAGTTTCTTTAGTTCTGAACTGGCTTCTACTACAGATTCGAATTTAGCAGTTTTAAACTTTTTAATATCATCGGCTGAACTACTGGCAAATGCAAAGTTCTTAGGATCGTTAGCCATAGTGTTAATAGCTATTGCGGTCATAACTTGAGTTTTTAAAAGTTGACTACATGCTTGAATAACTACTTTCTTAGTACTACGTTCCTGTGCTATATCCATTGGTTCTTTCTGAAATTCAAATGGAATAAATGGTAGTCCTGCACTTGGCCCATCTTGAAGTACCATCACTTCCTGAACATAATCACTTATCTTCTGAATCTTCGGCGGCTGGATTGTCTTCTGAATCTTTAATAATAGACTCTTCAATTTCTGTTTGTTCGTCTTCATCTAATACTTCCGTGTCCTCTGGCAGTTGTTCAAAATCCATTTGACCCAACTCATATAATGTTTTATCTATTTCATCTTTAATCCTATCGCGTACATCTTTAGCATCAGTCATCGCAAATAATTCAAGATAGATTCTATTTGGAATAGAACGAATAGATGTTTTTATCTGGTGAAGATATGCTGTAAGTACTGTCTCAACATATTCAGTACTGATAACAGTTTCTTCTTTCTCTGCTAATTCAATTTCAGTTAATGCAGTTTCTGCTGTAATCTTTTCAAGTCGCTTTTGTTCGATCTGTTCTTTAATATCTGTATTACGTAATGGATTTAAAATATTCTCAACAATCCAACTTCGTGTTTTTAATTCATCTACACTCTCACCGATTGGCATCCCTTTTTCAATCCACTGTCTAACTGTACTTTCATCGTAACCATACTGCTTTGCTAATGCTCTATTACTTATCATATTTTTATACCTCTTCTATTAAAGTATTTATACAAATTGCCGATAATACATTAATAGAGATTTGAATGATTAAGGAATAGTTATGACATTGAAAGCCGATGCAGTTACCGTAAGAGTTATCATGGATCAATTCATCAAAAATGAAACGATTAAAGCTAAATTGCGTTATATATGTATGAATAAAATAAACGACTGGGAAAAATGGCTCCAATTTGAAATCCAGCATTACATGTCTAATATCAAAGGTATAAGGGTAAGTAGAGAAATAGTGGCATTTCCAGATAATAGAAAGTTGAAGAATCGTTATAACATGTTTATTGACGTGGCTTTTAGAAAGAAAAGAACCAAACATAATGCGTACATTTTTTTAGAATTGAAATGTACTAAGAATGTACAGAGCCTGATTAACGGTTTTGAAAGAGACATTAAAAAAATTAATGCTATAAAGTCCTGCATCATTGATCAAAGATCCTTTTGGTGCGTAGGTTTCCATTTAAACTGCACTGATCGTAGTATCGATAAAATTAAAAATTATGTTAATGAATGGGATCATGGTTATCATGAAGTTTTAAAGTTATGTGATTGTCCTGAAGATCTTGTTTGTTCTTGTGAGAATAATAAAATAGGATTTGCTGTAATCTGAAATGCGGTGCGGCCATGCATTATTTTTGCATATATATTTAATATAATGCGTGGCCGAAAACTCGCTTTGCTACTAAAATCGTAGGGGAACCTAAATAAAATCCTTATATTTCAATAACTTACCTGATTTTAATAATATTTTTATTATATTGCATTTGCAAGTTGGCATAGTGTACCAATGAGGTAGTACTGCCATTCCATTCACTTATATTGCATATTATGCATAGTACTACGATAATCATTCTCATCATGCTGACTGTATTTAGTCCTGACTCACTCGATGTGTATTGATTAGTTGAAGTGAATAGTAATCATTGATCGGTATACCTCCTACACTGTGCTGATATACCAGTTCACGTAGGGTACTATCCATATGTAATAACATATTGCGTTCATTCTTATTATATTGTTGTAGTGCGTCTATGCAGTACTGCCAGCGTCCTACCCTGAAAGAATGTTCATAAACCATACTTAGGTTCTTATGGTAGATAGCGATAGCATCAGAGTAGATGTATATGTTGAATGTATTGTGATTGATATGAACGTTGAGTAGCTTCTCATTACGTTCAGGATAGTAACCTGTGTAGTTACCTTCTGAATCTATAATGACTGTACCCTTTGAATAGTGTTTGAATATTTCCATATGAATACCCCTGTGTTGTCTATATGGGTATTTAGGAAATAAAAAGCCCACTGTGATTAGTGGGCTTGGTCTGGGGATTTATTGAAACTTAAACCACCCGAAGTTTGTTTTTTTTCAAGATTACTAAATCATTCTACTGTATATGATGCAATGAAATTAGCCTTTTCTTCCTTACCTTTAACAGCGAGAAGAGCACTATCTATACCGTTTTCTTTGAATAACGATGCCACTTCTACTTCAGTCATCCCTTCAAAGGATTTCTCAATGAAAGATTTACCATCAGGTTTGAATTTATAAACGTTCCCGCCAATGTTAATATCTACAAGTTTGATTTCACGTGGCTTACGTTTTGATTTACCGCTTGTTCTTTCTATTTCAACAACAACCTGCGAGGGAAGTATTCCCTTCTCGACTAATTCGTTAATTAGTTTCTGACGAACTTCTTCATCAAGAGCAGTGATATTTGCTAAGATCCCCACAGTTTTTGCTGTATCTAATTCTTTTTTATAGGTATTTGCGATTTTTTCAAGATTAGTTGCCATACGCTGTAGCTGTTTAACAAACTCTTCAGCATCATCTTTAAAGAGTTTATCGAATACATTTTTAGAATCTTCAAGTTTAAAGTTTAAGGCGGCAGTGCGTTCGATCAGTGATTTAAATTCTGTACTTTTGAGGTCGTGCACAACACCATTGCTTTCTATAGACATATTTTATTCCTATTGATTGACAGAGGGTTACTTGTGGCTAAATGGTAGTTAAAAAGAATTATATTAAGCGTTCACTTTTACAATACTGTTCCTAAAAATCATATAATCATACTTAAAAATCAATATCAAGATATCGATTTATTTGATTTTTTGAATTGATTGTTCAACATTATCAATTATCCTTTTTGTACATGTAACTCAGTCATAACTAATCGACATAGTTTGAGATAACTTTAGGGTTCATAGAACGGTTCGATGTCAGTTAGCCGTGTTGCTGCGATCCAACACCCTCCCGTAGATGGGCGATCTTCATAGGCATACTCTGGATGGCAGTCCGTTTCAAATTGTGGCCGATAGTACTCCCTTCCCCAAGCATCAGTATGATCGCGAAAAACTACCACCCGCCAATGGTTGTCTACTGTTGCCCTGTATGCGTTTCTCATGAAGTCATGTTGAGTTGAACATCCAGACAGTATAAGCATAGAGAGCACAAAAATTATGGTTTTCATATGGTTTCCCTTTTTCTATCTCTTATTATTGATCATTATTATCTATTGATAAAGTTAAAATGATCGATTTTACCGATCATTTTATAACAAACGCTCACTCCATGTGTCAGGGATGACGTCGTTGTAGCGAAAGAGTTACAGTGTTGATGAAGGAAAATGTGTGGCAGTGGAGGAACTGATTTTCATACAGGAGTAATTGTTGTAGAGTCTAAAAAAATTGATTATTAACAGAGTTAATTATGGATCTTTATACAAGAGCAATTATAGGTTCGTTAGCATTTTCATTAATTAGCATGATTATAGTTTTCCTTGTTGCATATACCGTTCTGTGTATCTTCCGCCATATACGATTAACTAAGAGAATTAATCTTATTTTTGCTTTTCTCATTAGCTGGATGATTATTGGCTTGTATTTGCCGATAAAAAGCTTAGCTTTCTATATGAACAATCGGTATGAACTGTACTTAGCTGAGTTAGTACTTGCAGTTTTGTTTATTTTAATATTTTCTTTCATTGGCAAAAGCAAAGTTATCTCTAAGGTAATATAGTACTTTCTACACTTACACGAGGAATTTACATGTTCGAATCCATATTTAAATTTTTTGAATGGTTTACCAAACTCCCAAAATCCACACAAGGGAAGATCATTGAAGCACTCATTTCATCGCTATCTTTTGCGTTCAGGCGTTTATTTTTTTCTAAAAAAACAGAAACTCTTAAAACTGCAACTGATTTAGCAGTAACTCCCCAGCAGTGGCAGAGTACAACTGAAATTGTCAATTCTTATGTCCCATCAATTTACCCTTCTAAAAAGAAACAAGAGTTTGCTAACTCACTGGTTAGTCTTATTAAAAGCAATAACTTTATTACTGAATTAAGTAACCGTATCGAAGGAATACAGGCTATTGATGAAGAAACTTACGTTGCCCTTTGTTCCATTGAAACTAAAAAACTAATAATCGAAATGATGGATAAAACAAAATGACTACCAGAAGTTATGGTAGAGGTGAATTGTATGATTAATAGTCGGTATTTTAATAACTAAATTCATTTTGTTGAAGGTAAGAAATGGTTATAAATGAAACTTTTTACAAATATATGAGTAGTGATACTGCACTTACCGTGCTAAATGATACAACTCTTAAATTTAGTAACACTTTAGATTTCAACGATCCATTCGATTATAATCCAGCGTTTTCTACAATCGGTTTATCGAAATTTATTAAAAGGGTTGGAGAAAATAAAGAAGTTAAAATCAATAGAAAAAAAGCAATGCAAAACTGCAAGATATTAACTACTGATGAATTTAGGCGTGAAGCCTCAAGCGAGTTTTCTGTAACTTGCTTTAGCAAGTCCCCACACATCGTACCAATGTGGGCACACTACGCAGATTGTCATAGCGGCTGCGTTTTGGGTTTTGCAAATGCTTCCGTTGAGGAATTAAACAATATGTTAGTTAGTTCTCAATGGCTATGGAGTCATGATTGTGATTTTTTGATTCCTTATGATGTTAAATATACTGACGCCAGACCAAATATTTTTAATTCAGAGGGATTAACTAATACTCGAGAAAATGGTTTTGATGCATGTGTAATAAAGGCTAAAGCATGGGAGTATGAACAAGAAGTAAGAGTTATAAAACTGAAACCAGCAGGGATATATCCTTTTCATTTATCTCAACTTCGCTCTATCAGATTTGGGTTAAACATAGATCCGTTGCAGCGAAAGAAAATAATAGGAATGGTTACTTCAATTACAAAATCGAATAGTATGAAAATCCGTTTATTCGATGTAAAGATGGATCATAAAAACTTTAAGTTTAATGATGTGAAATGTTCATAATTATGCATGGCGGGCTAATAATAAAGCCTGCCATTTCAACGCCCCGTATTCATGAGCAAGTATTAGCACCTTAGATTTTAGTGTATCATCAGTACAAAAGCATTGAAGGCTTTGGTTCATTATGTGTAAGTTTGAGTATGCACTGATAGCTATAGCAGCTGTGTTTACTACTGTAGTACTTATATTTTTTATCTACACCATCTATTACAACATAGGCACAAAAATGGAACTTGGATCACTATCAGACTGGATTAGTTCGTTAAGTACTTTCGGTACTTTAGTCGTTGCTCTTATGGCGTATAGGAAAGCTCCTGAATGGATGGCTCAAAAACATTACAATACTGTATCAAAGGTCATTGAAGAGGCCGTATATGAAGACTTAAGGAAACTTTCTTCTTTAAGTCTTCAGTACAAAAGCCACATAGTACATACATGCTTTACCTTAAAAAAAAGCCTAAATGCAAAAGATGATTTGCCATCCAATATAAAAGACACTTTAGATATAGTAGAGAATTTATTAATCGAATTCTTTAATTTATCCTATTCTATACAAAATAGATTAAAGTCGATTTCACGATATAACTATGTAATTACTCCATATGCTTTAAATGTTGCAGAGGAAATCAAAAACACTGCTGATAATTATAACGATCTACAAACTAAATTTGAGTTGTCAGCATCTGAAGTAACAATGTTGCTATGTGCTGATGAGCAAGCAATCAACTTGGCGAATAAAGAAATTTCAGAAATACAAATTAAATCAATTGAATTGAATATGAAGCTATCTAATTACATTAAATCAGTCTATGCTGAAAACAAGTCCATTGATGAATTTATAATGAGTAAAAAATAACATCATATTAATAAATTTTCACCAAAAACTGTCTTATGGGTTACAGTATCAAAACTTTCGCTATTAGCTTTTTTGATTGGGTATAGTGGCAACGGGGAACAATTTAATTTCTGTACTAAGATGGATGATTATGCGTAAAATAGAACTATTCCTAATTGGTACAGTAACGGTACTTCTCGCTATTGTACTACCTACATTTAGCAAGGGAAATATCATGGATTTTGGTAATGCTTCTGATATTGTTAGTGCACTTTGTAACGTAGCTATGGCTGGTGCTGCCGTATATGCTGCAAAGAATGCTAAAGAATGGATTTCTCAAGCACACTTTGATCATACAAAAGACTTTTTGAAAATAATGACAAAGGTTAATGATGAACTTCTTACATATGTAATGGCAAGAAGTGGGGGAGATTTAGAAATTGCATTGGCACTTCCTCATTTCAAACCAGCAGATGAACAGATAAAAATAATCGCACTAAACCTTCCTATTAATACAAGGAAAGAACTTGATCTTAAATATTTTGAATTCAAACAGAATACAATTAAATCATGGATAGAAGCAAGAGACTATTCTCAAGTACCTGATCATGAATACACCGTATATCCAGATTTTTACCACTATCTTTCCATACTCCCCCTCAGAAGACGATAAGTTTTTCAGTTGGTTCGCATATAAGCATAAAGTACTTTCACAGCTTCGATGTGCATGAATGCTTGAGTGTACTTGCTTACGTATCTAATGCTATAGTATTTTTATTTAACTCTGAATGAGATACCCAATGATCAGAAAAGAAACGATTATTATCAACATTGATGATAAAAAATTTTTTAATCAATTCTTTGGCAAACCAATTAATAGTTTCAGAGAAAACTCAAGAACACATGTAATGTTACAACTTGCATTAGATAAGGCTCATGACATTAGAAAATTTGAAATAGACCTTTATTGGAAACGTGCAACATATTTCTTCGCATTCTTTACTGTGATTACTGCAGCATTTGGTTTTTTATTCACATCGAGTGATTTTAATTTTTACGCTCCTGCCGCAGCACTTATAGGCTCATTATTTTCAGTTTGTTTTTATTTTGTTAACGTTGGTAGTAAGTACTGGCAATGCAACTGGGAGTACATTATCGATAAATTAGAAATCTATGTTACTGGTAATCTGTATAAAGTATATTTTTACGACACAAAAATACCCCAACGACCCTCTGTTTCTAATATTAACTCATTGGTAAGCTTAATCATCATTGCAAGTTGGTTTTTATGTTTTGTAGCCTCAATCATTCAAACGCATGGTAATAATATATTGTATATTGCTTTACATTTAACAGCTTATGCATTACTAAATGGACTAATAATATATTTTTGTTCTAACTCTGTTAAAGAAAAAATATCAAAGGATGATGATAGTACGCGGTACTTCAAATTTAGAACACATACTTATCAAGAATATAAATAAACCCCCTATGAGTATCTATAGAGTACTTTCATCGTATCGATCACTGTATCAGGATGTTCATTGATTAGTGACTCATTAAAGTACTCATACTTTTCAAGCGTTAAGTACTTTTCAGTTTGCTTACTGTGCTATCACGTAGATCTATTGTAAGTCCATTTATACCATCAGTCTCTATCCTGATAGTATCGGTTATATAGAGGTAGTAGTAAGTTCTATCATCGTAGGTTTGGTATTCTGTTCTTAATATTTTTCATGCTCCATAGCGGGCTAGAATATCTAACCCATCTATGTATCTGCTTTTTAATCCATTGACATGTCATTAGGAGCGATATATTCAGTTTTCATGACATTTCCTCGTTGATCAAAAAATAATATATTAGCCCCTCCCATTTTATCATTGTATGATTTCATCCCTAGCGACCAAATTTTGCAATTTTTTACGTTCAAACATTTGTCATTTGTAAAAGACACTGAAATATATGGTCTTCCTTGATTATCAATTTTCTCATCAAGCATGAAGTCTTTTGTATATCTTTCAAACTCGCCATTAGCTTTAGTATATACAGCCATCCCCAAGTCTTTACTAACAGTCAATTTATTACCTTCATTAGTCTTTAAATAAAATGCTGCATTTGCATTTAAACTAAACAATATCGAAATTGAAATAATTAATATTTTTTTCATATACACTACCCCACAAATCATTTGCCATTTCACAAAAAATGTATCATTTTACATCAATAAAACCATCTTCTATTCAGCATAGAATCAATCCTTAGTTATTTTGTTACTCTCGACAAATGCATGCCATGAGATTTTATGAGTTGTATTATCTATCAATGAGATCAATGCACCACCAGTCTTATCGGTATAAAAACTTACAAGCATGTTTTCATACGCACACTTTTCCCTTTGTACACATCTTTCATCCCTATAATCAAAATACGCAGATGGCCGCCCAGCATCATCTATATTATCCTTCTCTTGGTCTATTAGACGATACCTGAACGTTAAATCAGCTTTTTGATTAACTACAACTGCCGTTTGAAGTCCATCGCTGAAAGTTATACGCATCTGGTTGCCTATCTCGACATAGTATGCTGCGTTTACAAATGTACTGAGCATCATTAAAAAACAGAACAATATTAATTTTTTCAT